AGGACTTCCGGGGTGTACCCTCCGAGAAACCCTCCGACATCCGTGACAAACAACTGACTATGCAGAATCTTAACCACGGCATAGGCTGTCTCGTCTTTTCCCATACCCGCAGGGTCTATCGCCATGACTGAGCCCCCGTAGGGTTGGTGTTCTGGGGCTACTTCCATAGGTCGATAGAACCTGTCTCCCGCTAATCCTACGTTTGGGAGGTCTTTCCATTCCAGTTCCGGGGAGGAAGCCCAGACCAGCTTGGGGGAGGCCTGCTCGTTGTCCAGCGGATGAACAATGAGATCGCTGAGTTTCAGCGGATACCGCCCAAGATCGGATAAACTGGTATCCAGCATGTATTGGAGGGCAAACCCGGACTTCCCGTAGGAGGCTTGTCTCTCCAACAGGTCTATATCGTCGAACCGGCGGGGGTCCACAGGGGTCCCCACGGGTTCTTTCTCGCATTTTTTCTGGACATAAGGGGCCAAGCGGTTCCCGTAGGATCGAATGACCTTCTCTGATGGGATACGGGCAGGCCAGACCTTAATTTCATAGCCTCTTTCAGGAAGGACATTGTAAACAGACATCTCAGTCTGCGGGGTCCCAAGATAAACAATGCGTCCGTTGGGTTTCAGGACGGCATCAAATTCCTTGATTGTTTCCAGAATCTTATCCCGCATCATTTGGGTCAGGCTGTTATTCAGGGATTCAACATCATCAGCCACGATCAGGTCGGCTCTGGACCCTGTAAGTTGTCCTGTGATGCCTACAGACTTTACGGAAGGAGCATGGGCCGCTGGGGCTGGGCCAACATCAAAGGATATCTTGGAGCTACGCTGGTCCTCGCTGGGTATCAGGTGACGAAGGATGGGCATCTCCCCGATTAACCGCAGGGTAAACGTGGAGAAATCATCCGAACGGGTTTTACTGGCCGACACCACAAGGATATTCAAGGATGGATTAAGCAATAATTGATGAATAACATAGGCAGAGGTAATCCAAGACTTCCCTACCCCCCGAAAAGCCTGAATACAACAGCGTCTGGGACCCTTATCCACATACTCCGCTATGTCATACTGGACAGGCGTAGGATCAGGCAACCCAAGATGCTTCCATGTCAGGTACAGGAAGTTCCTGAAATCATAGAGCTCCTTTGGAACACGAAAGGCCATTCTTGAGCCTCTAAGGGGCCTTCACGGCCTTTTAGAGGACGGGGGGTCTATGGACCAGCTTTGACTTCCTTAAGCTCGTTACGAGAGGGAAACGGGAGGGCATTGGCTAGGTCATTTAAGGGAGATGCTTCGATGGGTGTGGCATTGATATTATTATCCTTCAGCAACTGACGGGCTACATTGAGGTCCGTGGGCGTGGCAACGCCTCCCCCAATGCGTTCTGTAAGCTCCGTGCAGATTAAATCAAAGAGGTTACTTAGTTTTTCTTCCCTAGTTTTTTCCATTGCTCAATGCATTTCCCGACAGACCATATAATGGTGATAAGTAGCAGGGTTATCTTAAGAACGAGCTCAATGTCTGTCAGGGTTACCACGCCCAAGACTGTGCCATTGACCCCAAAGATTTTCAAGATATCTACCATTTATCATTTATTGTTTATTGTTTAACTACTTCAACGGGCTCCACGGTTGTCTTCTGGATTTTCTCCAGAACGGTCATGACCTTTTGGGCCGCTCCCCTTACCGCTTCGTGTTGACTCATGGTCAAAGCAGCGTTGGATGCCGCCTGATATACCACTTGGACAGACTCCAACGCTTCCTTCTGTTCTTGGTCCGTTACACAACAGTTATTCATCTCTTTATTTTTATTATTAGGTTTACTCGCTCCCCGATTCGGGAGTCGCTTCCGCATTGTCTTCTTTTTTCTCTTCTTCTGCAAGGTTTTCCTCCTTTGGTTTAGCGGCCTTCTTCTTGGCGGCAGGCTTCTTCTTGTCTACAGGCTCTTCAGGAATAACTTCAGGCTCCTCTTCTTCAGGGAAATCCTGATATCCATCGCCAATTGTCATGGACTCAAAGTCAGGCCGCTGATGTTGTGGAGCAGGCACAGGAGCCGTCAACTGACTTGCGATTCGTGTCTGAAGCTCCAGATACCAACCACCGCTTCCTATGGCATTCTCTATCCATTGCTCTGAATTTTTATTAAACTCGTCCAGAGCCACACAAGGGAAGACGGTTAAAGATTCATCCTTGTATGCCGACTTGCCGCTAACCGAATCGGTTGCGGTGATACCGAGGATGGCCCGACAAACTTTGCCTTCTTCATCCCCGCCTTGATGGACCGATAGGTCCCATCTCGTTACTTTATATGTTATGTTTGCCATAATATTATTTTCTATCTCTTTTGCAGTTGAGGCACAACAGCTTCATTTTACCGTCAACCTCAACCCAAATCAACTCTGTCTCCCCGTAAGCCATTTTGCATTTCACACACACATTATCCTATAATCGTAATAAATTTATCCTCACCAACATCCGGGTAATCCGTGGAGAAATATTCTAATGTAACATTGTCCTCATCAATCACGGTAATTTCTGAATCCGTCCAATCACTTCCGACCTCAAGAACACCATCCTCATTCCTCATCGACATAGTGATATATTCAGTACCCAGCCCATGATTGATGGCGCAAACCATTGAGCCTGTTGAGCCGCTGAAACTGATTCCAGTAGGCGTAACTATGGCAGTAACAGTCACGACACAGGTTTGAGAAGTATTGCCCGGATCGGTGAATGTGAGTGTGTCATTTACTGCATACCCGCCCCCGCCCGAAACCCAACTAAAGGTCGGAACTCCACCGCTACTCACTCCTACGTCAAATAGCGCACCCGTCCCGCTGCCAGTTGTGGAGGTTTGAGCCTGATTGCCATAACTTTGGTTTGCTTGCCAAGACCCAGACCCCGAACCTTGCCCCCAACCAGTTTCGCTTATTGCGAGTGTCCGTTCCCACTCAAGTGCCGCCGTGTATTTATGGTTGTTAAACCCGTTTGCCTTTGTGGCATAAAAGGCTACTAGATATGAAATTATTTTGGATGCACTCCAAGCATCGGTGGTGAGTGCGCTGCTATCGTCGATTGCCGCAACATTCTCCCAAGTCATCGCCCCGCTACCACCAGAGGTAAGCACTTGGCCATCTGTGCCGATTGATCCGCCTACATTGAACTGGGTTAATATCTTTTTTCCTGCCATCTTATGCTGCCTCTGGTGCGCCTCCACCCATTATGGTGAAGATGAAATTCTCGTCGCTGGCAACCGCACTCGCACTTGCAAATGTAAACACGGCGGTATCGTCACTAGCTGCGTCAACATGAACTTCCACAAACTCATTGTTGGCGTCTTGCGCTGATGTGATTATCCCCCTTGTTCCAAGATTGTGAGTTACCGTGTAGGCCAATGCGGTTCCTGTGTTAACCACAACCGTCTTGGAGTGCATCCTAGCAACTTGCTTGAGGTTGGTTGATGTTCCAGAGGTTGCCCTGACTTGGTTATCATGGCCAATGCGTAAAACATCTGTGCCATCCTTATCGTTAAAAACCAGATCACCGTTAGTGTTTTCTTGGATTATATCAAACGCCCGTGCTGGAGGGCCATAACCCGTGTGACTAAAGCGTATCGTAGGTAAGTTATCACCTTCACCCGCAATTTTTAAAGTGTTGCCAACAATATGATCCGTCCAATTAACGGGAGTCGCCCCTGTGATCGTCCCGTGGTTGGCGTTGGAAGTCTCATCGTACCATATCTCTTCCCCAATCGACCTCGGCGTGTAGGCGGCTACTTCTCCGACAGGGACTATAGAAATGTTGTCAATCAACACCTCGTTACCAGCTTGCCCTGAACCGCCGGGGAACATATACATCAGTAAATACTGTACTCCACCAGTTACTGCTGTAAATTCGCCGCAGATAAAGTTTTCGTTCCAACCGCTGTAATTAAGTGGCGTGATGCCGCTGAAGGTTGCTCCTGCTACTTGAGTGCTGTAGGTTTGTGTCCAGTTGGTGGTATTTATTAGCTTGTAATCAAACTT